TCCGACAACAATAGGTTCTGCTAAAAATTCTTTAATTGAATTTCAATATTACCATTGACAATCACAATCCTTGATATTATGCTTTTTAATATATTGTTTTTCTCTTTCTTGTCGATATGCGCCCACACATCGGCAAGTTTTTTTATGTTCTCGTAAACAACTTCTTTCTTCTGACTGTTTCTTTCGTTTTTTTCTTCCTCGGTTATCTTTACTTTCATTTCAGAAATGCTTTTTTCAGTGTTCTTAATCATTTCTAAAACTGTGTCGTTTCCATCGGAATAAAGAACATATAGCCTTTTTAATTTCACCTGTTCTTTTTCAAATTGTGACTGCATTATTTCAAGTTTGCTTTGCTTTTCAATAGGCTTACACTCTGAAAGATTTAAGGATATTTTCAAAATTTCACTTTCTACCTGTTTTTCAATATCAGCAGCCCATTCCAAAGAATTGTTACAGTCTGGATTGAAATTAGGCAAATACTTCATTGCTTTATCACGAGAACAGCAATATATTTTATGCTTTCCGTGCGTCCACTTCTGATACCGCATCTTGCATCCACAAACGCCACAATAGCACAATCCTGTTAATAAGTTGGCATCCGTATGACAAGCAGTTTTGTTTTTCCTACGTGATTTTCTGATTTCCTGTGCAAGTTCAAACCTTTCTTTATCAAAAATAGGTTCATGAAGTCCTTGATATACATTCCCTTTATATGGGATCATACCTATATTGACAACTCCAGTAAGCACATTTCTGACAAGAACCTCGCTGTGAAATCCTAATGATTCCTTGATATATAAATCAGAATAACCGCCAATAAACATATCAAGTGCTCTGTTTGCTTGTTCCTTGCGCTCTGGTATGGGGACAAGTATACCTTTCTCCTTGCTATAATTATAGCAATACGGAGTATTAGCACCACCAATCCAGTAACCTTGTTTGATTCGCTCCAACATACCGCCGCGCATACGAAGCATCATAGTATTTTTGTCAAGTTGTGCAAAAACAGCCATCATCTGTGTGTATGCCTGCTCCATAGGACTGTCATAACTTACACTGTCATGGACACATTTGAATAACACTTGGTTTGGTTGAAAAACTCTTTCAATTATGTATAATCCATCAATCATACTTCTTGAAAGTCTGTCTAATTTAAACGCAACAACACATTTAACACGTTTTTTTATGCAGTCGTTAATAAGTCTTTGCAATTCCGGTCTATCCATATTTGCACCGGTATATCCATCATCAACATACCAGTCAGATACAACCAGTTCATTTTTTCGGCAAAAAAGTTCTATGTCTCTTTTTTGACTATCAAGACCGTTGCCTTCTTCTGCCTGTTTTTCCGTGGAAACACGCATATATGCGACACATTCCATTTTCTTTACACTCCTTTCAATATATAAAGAATGTGCCGTATTTATCATACATACGACACATTCTAAAGCCTTTTTACAATGGTGTCAACAGCATATGGATGCTATAATCTCAATAATTTCTTTTGGCAGAGAAACATCTTCAATATCAACATCTTTACCGTCTTGTGTAACTCTAACCATTTTTTACCTCCAGTCTGTTTATTTTTTCATAAACCTTTTTTGATATTCTGTTGACCGTTCTGTCACATACATTAATTTTTTGTGCTGTTTCTGTAATAGTTTTCCCGCAAGAAAGCATTTTAAACACTTTCTCTTCCTCTTCCGTGAAATTGGCGTTCCGGAAGATTTCTTCAAGTTCTGGCTTAGTCAGTTTTGACAACTTCATAAGCCATTCTCCTTCACTAACTTTCAGTTTTGTTGTGTAATGTTACGCATAATTACACAATAATCAGCCAAACATTTTTCTGAATGTGCGATCAGACATGTCTATAATCTTGTCCCAGTCAAGTTCGCATTTGCAGTAAGGACAACAGGCATATTCCCGAGCAACTCCCATGCCACATTCTGCACAACGGAAATCTTCGTCTACTCTGTTTCCTACGCTGTCATACGTTCTTGCCACGCTTTCCGGTACTGATACCTTAACAAGCCGTATTCTTCTCATATTACACCTCCGATAAATATACATCCAGCGCCTTCTGGATCGCCCAGGAGATAGGTCTGTCCTGCTGGTGACAGTAAGCTACCAGTTTCTCATACTGCTCAGGATCCATGCTGATATTCTCCCGGATGTTCTTCCGGATGTTCTTCTTACCTTCTTTCTTCGGTCTCGCCATACATATCTCCTTTCTGTTACACAAATTTTTCGATTTTTCAGTTAACTTAACCAGCATATCAGCCTTAATCAAATCATATATAATATCTAGTGAATCTCTATAATCTTTGTATTTGCAATTTGGATTTTTATGTATTCGTGGATCATCGTCTTTCCAATCATTAACACAAAAAAGACAATTACTTACGAAAAGCATTTTGCACCCTATGGCAACGCACAAATAATAACATTCGCTTTTTCCTGCTATTCCTTTACAACGCTTAAATCCGTACTTTTCAAATTCTTTTGCTTCACAATTTGGTTTTAACATTTCATTCCTCCGCTAAATCCCAAAACTACCATCCCATATCATTTCTATCGCCGATGGCATTGGGATCTATCATGTATGACATATTTAACTTTGCTTCCGCAAGTTCCTTCTTTAATTCCTTCACCTGCTTTTTTAATGCTGCATTTTCATCCATAATTTTCATGATTTTGCAATATTTCTTCTGATCACACTTGTTGCGCACAGAATAGTTATCACACATCTGACAGATCTCTGTCTTACTCATATTCTCTACCTCCACTAAATCCTAAGTTACATAGGCTTCACAGCAACACCGTTTACCTCTGCGGTTCCCTGCAGATCAATTACCAAACACTGCCTACCATCAATTACTTTTGTTTCCACAAGATCTGTACGCTCAGGTTTTACCTTTACGGTCACATCCGGCGTATTTACCTCAAAGCTACGGCTGCTGTAAATATTGTTCAGCATCAGCTCCGTGTCCGGACCTACAGTATCGTCGTAGCACTGGTCAAATGCATCCATGCTGTCATCGTCTAAACCGCTTTTGGCAAAGATGGTCTCAACTTTGTTTTTATCTAATACCACAGGATCAGGATCCTCCTTATGCTCCTGCACAATCTCAGTCAGTTCTTCGTGGATGTTCTTAATTGCTTCCACAGAACAATTATCACCCAGTACTTCTTCTACCAGTGCCTGGAATGCTTCTTTCTGGCAGTCCGCAGGCAAGGCCTACCGGATGCCCATTGCATGCTTTCACCGGATCTACCTGCCACACATCTTCACAATAATGTTTTGTATTCGGATGGTTTGCCTTGTGCATCCGGATAGCTTCCGGATCATGGTTAATGGCAATATCCACACTGTATCCGGTTGCCATCTCTATTCCGGTGCTGGCTCCCCCTCCTCCCGCGAAGTTATCCACTATCAACTCTCCGTTTATCATAATGTCACCCCGCTTTCTCTTTTAAGGTAATCCATATATCCTATAGACTGTTTCAATACATATATTGAAATTACATTTGTAAGCCGTTCTACAAATTCCGGGGAACCATGATAATCCTCATAGGCTCTTTCAACCACTTCCTCAATCTGCGTGTACTGTGCTTTTCCTTGACTGTTAATCCATGCGGTAAGGTCTTTCACCCTACCGAACTTTATTTGTGATTGCAGATATTCGGTCATATCAATCTGTCCGTCACATTCGTAATTGCCTAAATCACTCATTCTCTCTTCCAGGAACCCGATATATCGTTACCATGCGCATAGGTTCTGATTCCTTTCTGATTATTTCTGTGCTAAATAGCACATGATTCCACAATCCGGGAATATTTCTGTGTTCATATCTCCACGGTTGGGATCCAGTTCATCGAGATATAACGGTGTCCCGTCACTCTCTTTCAAAATAGAATATCCAACCAGTCGTTCCAACTGTGCACGGCTCTCAAATACTTCCGGGAAGTCCGTGCGGATCCTGTTCCAATACCCCATACCACCCTTTACACATCCGATGCAGTTATTGTTCGTATATCCCAGGTCATACATCTTCGGTCGGGGGGAATCGAACGTCCGCTCAAACAGTCCGTGAACCTCTTCCTTTGACAGATTACGGTCAATCAGCGGAAATTCATGCTCCGCTTGTGGATTAGATTCTAACGTCCGCTCCGCCCGGTTGCGCTCTTTCAGGTCGAATCCCCACACATAGGTAAGATCATATTGCTTATGCTCCTGTTCCCATTGCTTACGGACACGCTTTTTCATCCAGTTCGTACATGGGGCAAATCCGTTGCCTGCGCTACGGAACCCTCCGAACGCTCGGACACATTCTTCCACACATCCATATTCCGTAGATCTAAGTACCTCAATTTCTTTTCCGATTGCCTTTTCACAATCTCTGATAAATCTCATGCTATCCTCATGTTGGTCGGCAATGTCAATGTAAATCCACTTATCAACATCTCCTGCAAGGTATCCCGCCATAAAGGATGATACTCCTGCGCTGATCCAACATACCTTTAGCTTTTCTGCCATAACACCACGCTACAAATGCTGTATCGTGGATCACCATTCGTTTGCTCTGCATACGCTTATCAGTAAGCTTTATAGCCACGGTGTTGTAATTTTTCGGTACGCCACCCCTATTCACTGCGCACCAACCCGGTTTACCGGGCATTCGTTATTCCTTTCTTACAATCGTTTCTGCTTGTTCCTTGTACATCCTGCCCGCCATCTGCACCAGATAGTGCTGTAATGCTTCATCCACGCTGACACGATGCTTGGTGCAGTATCTGTCAACATACCTCTTAAAGTCCTCATTCTGCTCGTACAGGGCTGTGTAATTAATGTGTTCCATCTGCATCACACTCCTTTAAGATTTCATCCAAGCAGGCATTCCAGCCATCACTCTTTCCATCTAAATACTCATGCTCGTATTCCGTTCCATCGTAACAATCGTTCTTAATTGCTTCCGCAAAGCAATCCATTTTCTCCGGCAGTTCACGGAGCGGACACGAATCTGGCTTTTCCCCGTAGCGTCCGCCATTTATCGGAATTTCTTTCCCTGTAATAGCGCAGTCGTAAAGAGCATCGTCTTTATAACTGGGATATTTACAAGCGCAATTCTCACAGGTTTCCGGCATATTAATTACCAATGCTGCTTTAGGCATATTTCACACTCCTTTCGGCTTCTCACACCGTTCAAATTCGATAACCCACACCCACGGATTTGCATCCCAGCCGTAGCAGTCAAGGTCGGATTTCTTGATGGTGTTGTTCCATATCTGCATAAATTCGACCTGTGGCGGTTCAATCCATCCAGTATTCATACAGTCGGTGCATCCGAATGCTCCTGTATTTGTATGGTGGCACTTTTCTCCTTCTGCTCCTTCTCTGATTGCTCCCTCTACGGTAATGCTCTGCAACCGCTCCACCCGTACGTCCGTAACCTTAAGCCAGATACGAGCTGCTTCTTTCGGCATGTGGATTGATGGTCTGCGGTGCATCCATGTATTTTCATACTTATCTTTCCAGTGATCTTTCTCATGCAGTCCATCAGCGTAATATTCAAAATCATTCGTTAAGACGCATACCGTTTCTCCGCTAACATCAAGATAACGACCAACCCCTTGGAATACACTTTCTCGGACATACAGGATATCGCCCAGATCGCAAGGCAACTTAAAAAATTTCTCTCCATACCCATCTGCAAATGTACCTCTACACGATATGTACCCTTTAGGTGTAAAAGCGGTATATCCCCATACTGCATCATCAGGAATAAATCCTTTTACAATTCTTCTCGTTGCATCTTTTCTCCCGTCTAGAATTGCCCGTACCATTTCTGTATTGAATAAAATCGGCTTAATTGCCATCTATTCCACCTGCCTTTACAATCTCCAACAAATCATCTACCAAATCCTTGACTTCGTACATCATCATAGTGTCGTAGGATTTTGACTGCTGATCTGTTGTCTTATTTCCATACTTCGTACAGTCTTTAAGGAATACTGTACGTTCTTCTAACTGCTCCACAACCTCGTCCGGGTCATAGGCGGTAGGCTGGGCATCTATAACAGAAGCAACGCGTAAAAAGTCTAAGCAATCCATATCTTCGTTCTTTGAAATTGCTTTTTCTAAATCCGCTTTTAATTTATCCGCATCAATCAGTCTTCCCATCGTTCGCCCTCCTGTTCCATGCTTCAATCAGCTTTTCTTCATTGTAATCTTCTTTCAACATCATCATTCTTCCACAATTCATGCATTTTATGTAAAATTCGCATAAGATAGCACTTTTTTTCTTACATGATGGACACAGCTTAAGTTCTTCACTCATCTCCTACCTCTTTTCTTTCTGCTCAACAATGAGCCATACTGATACGGAGACATATCGGGAATTTCTCTTTTTCCCATTCCTTTTTTGTAATAAAAACTTCCATTTTTCTTCGTCTCCTGCTTTTTAAATTCATAGGATAAATCATTCATTCTTCATCACTCCAACCTAATTTCTGTCCACAATCTCTACAAAAAGAACCGCTTCTTACAACTCGTTTGCAATTAGGACACCAATATGCATCTTGAAGAAAATCTACATTATCTACGAAATTTGCATATTTTTTATAGTCAATAAGTGTTGGTTTCTTCGCCGTCTGCTTCTCCACAGCTTCACGGCATTCCTCCACCGTGCCGATTTGGCAGTACTGCTTATGCTTCTCCATCATCTCAAGCAGCCTTTTGAGGTCGTACCCTCTTTGCATCAGGTTATCCTCAAACTTGATGTACTCAGCGATATTGTCCGGGTCAATCCCACGCTCGATCATAGCTTTGCAGATCTCAACGGCATTCTTACAGGTGCTAATCTTTCCAATCTGGCGGTACTGCTGCACCTCTTCCAAAGCTTTGATTGCCATTCCCATTGCTTCTGTAAGTTCCTCTTTGGTCATGCTAAGTGGTGTTCCTTGGGGATTGCTTAAGGATGCCGCAAAAATCATTGTATTGCATATCTTTATTGCTTCATCAATCGTCATGGCTACTCCTCCAAAGGTGTGCATTACCATTCTCTGCATCCTTAAACCAAACCATATCACTGTTTTTTGAACGTACTGTTAATCTCTCCATGCCTATTCCTCACTTTCCATTAAAAGCCATTCATTCATCTCGTAGGTTCCCGATATACTCTGGTCGTGATAACCGTATGTTTCTACTGTCACTAAAAAATCTGCTAGCTCCTCGTCCGTCATGCTCCTGATCCGGTCTGCGTTGGTCTTAGGTGCGTAGTGCTCGCAATCTCTTTCTATGTCCTCATGCGGACAGTCGTTGATTTTCTCGCACCATGAGTACGCATCAAACCCGTTATCCTTTGTTTCTAAATTCTTGCAGTTATTACATTTCACCATCTTCCACCTACTTTTCTTGCAAAAATCTCTTGATGACATCAATATCTCTGTCCAGCACGCTTAAATGCTCTTTGTTCATTTTTTGATAGACAATCAAGGGATTCTGTCTTCCTGCCTTTTTCGCTCTTAATACTTCCCATATACCTTTCGGTTCTTCAATCGTCCATCCGGTTTTGATAAGCCATTTGCGAAAAGCATCCAATTTGTTGCTATGCAGTGTGTTCCTATTTGCCATATTCTACCTCACTTTCCCGGTACGTCTCCGGCAATGGCATCCAATATAAAACCTTTCCCGTAAAATTCCATTCTTTAAATATACCTTCACAATCTATATCCTCAATAGACATAAACTCTTCATTGTCATATCTAACCAATGTCAAATATGATCCGCTTTCTTCAGGCAGTCTCTCGCTTACCGGAATCCACACCGGCTGATTCTGCAAGGCGGTGATTGCCATCTGTAATGCATCCTCACAGCAATGATCCACTCCAGTTTGTCCGTACAGAGGACATTCTTCACAAACCTCTGAGTACCGTTCGCTATCAGCCTTTAAGCAGTAAATAACTTCTTCTATCTTCATTCTGCACCTTCCATTTCTTTCAGCTTGGCTTCGGCTTCCTCTCTGGTGAGAAATACTGTTTTACCAAAATCGCATTCTCTAAAATATGCTCCTATAAAATGATTTGTTACCTTAGCGTAAATTCTATATTGTTCTCCGCTTTCATAAAATGATACACTAGAAACATAAGCTTCATAGACTTCGTCTTTCATGTTCTCATCATATTCAATATCATCAAACACATTAAATGGAGAAGTGATTACATAAACGGTATCTCCCACCTTGCACGGCAACCGCAGTAGCAATCCCTGTTTCTCTAAGTCCTTATACTCTTTTAGCTTTTTTCAGATATTCAGCAACCTGTTTATGTTCCCAATATTCCTTTATTCCATTACCCATAAATGCTGTTTCAAGATATTTAACACCACAAGCTTTTTCGTATATTTCTGCTTTTCTGTCGCAATGCTCAATTATCTCGTCAATTGTCAGTCTCTCCATCCTTGCTCCTTTCTGCAATCCTCGGCTTGCTCTCCATCACTGGATATCTGCATTCATACGGCTTCGTTCTGCCGATTCTAATAGCATCAGCAACCGGATGTGTAGCCATGTAGAGTAAGTCACCGTTCTGAAAGTTTCCTGTTCCCTCTCTCATACAGCTACACTCCTTTTTCCGTATGTACTTGCGATTCTGTATACATTGCAAATTTCTCTATAATATTTTTCCTGTGCATGGATGTTATCATCCACACGGTCAAGTTCCGTCTCGCACCACTTTGCAAATTCTTCTGTGGACAATGGTGTCTCTGAAACATCGAATTTCTCTCTGTTGTCAATCACAAAACGCACCATGTCAACCGGAATGTGGTTCAAATCCGCAAGAATCTGAATCTGTTTGTCCTTGTCCTCTGCTTTTTCGTAATTCGCCAACAATTCATAACCTGTCATCTGCATTTATATCACCTCTTATCAAGTTTGATTTCTTTGTCATAGCAACTTTTTTTTGGATTTCCCTCTACTGGGGAAATCATCTTTTTAGGATCTGTTGTGTATGCTCCGTTTAGTTTCAAACCTATTTTACTTTTTTCATCCACATAGCACGATGGCTTGTAACGATCCGGCGGAATGTAGTTGTGAATCCGCCAGTGCTTTACCAATACTACACCGCTATCGAAAGATAATAGGAATCTGTTGTCTATCAACGCTTTCAAATCATCTTCTGAAGCACCGCACATCCTTATGATTTTCCGTGGGTTATTCACGAATCCGTCATCGTCAGCGTTCATACAGATATGGAAATAAAGCATTTGAGCCGTAGCAGGAATATCCAAAAAAGCATCACTCTCAATTATTTTTGCGCTGAACATTCGTTTTTCTGCCATTTAGAACTCCTTACTCAAAAATAGGCTTCTCAATATAGATTCCGGTGTTTTCCACAAGTTCTTTCCACAAGTCCATGAAATCCTTTCCGTTGCACTTGTCTCCGGCTTTGTCCATGTGGTCAGAAAACTTATCCTTGAAATTCGTCAGCTTCTTCTTACCGAATCCATCTTCCATAAGGATTACCATCCCATATAGGATGTACCTTGTGGACAAATCATTGATAAGGTTGTTGCATCTTACCTGTTCCCGGATGCAATTCTGCGCTACGACCGACTTGTAATGTGGATAATCAGCTTCGGTAAATTCCTTATACTCAATCGTCCAGTCAGCAAAATCGTTAAGCCTACTCTGTAACTCCGTATAAGGCTCATTCTCGTACTTTTCGTTGTACTTGGTAAATTTACCGCAGAAGTCGGAAAGTCTCGTCTGTGAGTACTTGTAGTCTTTCCACAAGGTATAGCAGAACAGTGTAAGTATTCCGGTAAATGGGCTTCTCTCCGCAGACTGCTTCAAAAGTTCTGTCTGTCGCATGATTTTCAAAATTTCCTGCGGATTGTCATATCGTTTTGGCATTTTATGTATCACCTCTTTTCAAGTTCTGGCTCTTTCCTTTTGCAATGAGTAGCACCGTATTCTGATTTTCCTACATATTCGTAGCAATCAACACATTTCCATCTACCACTTTGATACGGTTTGTGAGTACGTCCGTTGATTGAGTGCATTGTGTTTGGGTACTCATTCCAACAGCTACAATCGTAATTTTTTTCACTCATGTAATCTTCTCAAATTGCTTTAACAGGCATTCCTTACAAAACTGTACACCTTCAAACTCGTAAAGTTCCTCTACCTCTTCCTTACAATCATCGCAATACAAATGTTTCACATTTATGTTCGGGCATTTATTGCCGAGACATGGATAAGCTTTCGTTGCACATCCGCAGCATTCACCTTTGTATTTCACCATTTTCTGAAAAACTCCTTTAATTTATTACAGAATTGCTGAAATTTATACTTAAACAAGTACTTTTTAAAAGATACAGTTTCATATTGATAGCAAAGATACATAATTTGTTTTTGAATAGAAAGAGATTCATAAAACTCCTTGTCAGTTTCTTCAACATATTGTAAAAGTACTTCATAGTCTGTTTTATTCATTACTTTCACCGTCCTTTTCTCCATGCAAAAGTTCCATAAACTTCTGATACTGTTTCTGCGACACTGAATTGTTCTGTTTCTCAGGCTTAAGGCTAATCACCAAATGTTTGTCGGCAATGTTCGCCAGTTCCCTTGCAAGGTTGATTTTGCCTTGTGCAAGTCCGTCACGGTAACCTTTTCCCGGTCGGTATTCTGCAATCTGCTTCTTACCCTCTCCCTGACCGCCGGCTGTTTTGTTCCTGAGCTGGTAACCATACTGTGCATACTTTTTAATCCAATATTTTTCCCAATAATCCAAGTCATCTACTTCATAATGAAAAAATCCTATGTTCCATCCATAAATATTTTCATCAACAGAAAGTAAACCATGACTTTTTATTGATAAATCTATATGTTGGTACCCGGAGAGGTGCTGTGCCAGTCTCGTCAACAGGTGTTTAGCCTGTCCTATGTACGCATACCGGATTCCATCCTCGTCTGTTCTTGTCAGAAAGTAAATTCCACTTCCATCGTCCACGTGTGGGTTGACCGCCAGTATTCTTTCACGATTCTTCGATTCAATGGCTTTCGCTTTCTGAATGTTCTTCCAGTTACTCAAAACGGACACTCCTTTCCATTCCGTAAAATCCATTCCTTACCTGCTGCCGCATAGTCCACATTCGCTAATGGAGCAATCTTTTTTACCTCTGCGACACATTCTTTGGCATCAGAATTATCACGACTTAAATGGCACAATATGACGTTCTGCAGGGTATCTGATTTGTTCGCAATGACAAATTCCTTTACTGTTTCCAGTTCCATATGACCACGGTACACATGGGATTTCTTAGCATCGTTGGAATCCTCTGTAATGTACTTCTTCTGATAGTTACATGAAATAAGGATGTGGTTTAATTCATGGAACCGCCACTTAACAAATTCCGTGTCAGTTACATAAAGCAATTTCCCCATTTCCGGGTGAGTAATCAGGAATCCATAACAAGGGCATTCTGAACCATCAGCGTTGGTATGTGTCCACTTACCATCCAGTGTAGTAAGGTCAAAAGTTCTTGCTGTAAAATAAGAGTTTGGTAAAAACTGATTCATTAACAATGATTCATAAGGCTTACATACAGGAATACCCATCTTTATCAATTCTGCAACAGAATTTGAATGGTCTTTGTGTGCGTGGGTGACAACTGCACCCACAACACACTTAATATTCCAGTTAAGACCACGTTTTATGTCCATGATAGGAAGTCCTGCATCCAGTAAAAGTGTTTCACCGTTATCTGCCGTCAGAAGATAGCAGTTACCGGAAGAACCGGAGCCTAAACATTTTAGTTTCATGCATTTACCTCATCATCCTGTGGGAAAGTATAAACTCCTCCAATTCCCTCTTGTGTCTTATCATCACAAATTGGATACTCCCTCTCAATTTTTACTCTGTTATGGCAAAGATACGCATATTTAAGTTGTTTCATTGCTTCTTCCGCTTTTTCCTCTGTGGAATATTCAGCAATAACCATATCACCACAAAGTTGTTCTACACCTATGAGGTTCTTATTCAAAAAGTAAATTTCACAGTTAAATCTCTGAATAATCACCTGTTCATAAGGAATATCTAATGTTCCATCCTGCGATATAACTCTCATGGTGTCCTCCCTACTTAAAGCAATCCGGTGTCTCTGCGCTGGCAATGTCCGTCTCTGCGGTCTGCGGTACTTCCTCAAATGTTGCGTCAGGAAACTCGATAGTGTTTGCATTTGCCTGTACCTCTTCTGCCACAACTTTTTCCACATCAAGTTTCACATCGGAAACATCAGGAAATTCTTCCTGTGCATACAGACCTTGGAATTTATCCGGAAAAGCTTCTCTTAATGCCTGTACAACAGCAACTTTTCTTATCATTGTTGCAGGCTTTTTAGACCATTGACCGTTGATTGTTCCATCTTTTTTTCTTCCAACATATTCATCGAAAGATACTGACTGGTACTCCGGTGTCTCTCTTCCTTTGATAAATACTTTAGCCCAACCTCCTACAATAGATTCGTCCTTAAGGACAAAAGATCCTTCTCTTTCTTCAACGGAACCATCTTTCTTCTGAACAATAATTCCTGCTTTTTTTCCTGCATAATTCGGATTTGCATCTGCTCTTTTTGTAAAAACATCTTTTCCGGTAACAATCGTAGCAGGATCATTGTTTCCAAACTTAATAAGGTATGCTTCTTTCAAAAAAGGATTAAGATGCTGATATCTGCAAAGAGACATAAACATCATTACTTCCTGATCCGATACATTTCCACCACCGCTTACAAGGTACTTTCTTACCGTTGTTGGGGAAATTTTTACAATTTCCCCATTTGATTCGTATTCCACAATTCCTGTGTTTTCCTGCTTCTTTTCGTCTGCCATGTTTCTACCTACCTTTCTACCTTCTTGATGCCGTCAATGTTAATGATGAATACCTGTGTTGTCTTGGGATTCTGAATCAGTGCAATAGTACTTGCAAACCTATCATGTTTTTTAATTCTTAAAACTTTGTATTCGTCTTCATTTTTAACATCAGAACCTATTACAAAATTCTGTTTGTATCCTAAAAGACCACTCCATGTATCGTATAAGTCGTACTGCTTACTGGTATTCGTGACCTTTACGGTATCTCCCACGCAGATTTCGTCTTTCTTCTCTGGTTCTTTCTCCAGTTTGTAGTTTTCAAGTACAACGTACTCTTCGTGCCATAAACAAAACTGTTCCTCAGAGTTTTTACAAATGCATCCGCTTTTTGTAACATAAGTTACTTTGAAAATATCTCCGTTTTTATAAGTATTAAAAACAGACTTCTCATTAACAACCTTGATGTACTCACCGACTTTAGCTTTTCTCTTCACCTCACGGACACCGTTATCAGGCTTCACATCTTCGCCCATCAGCCGATTAAAAGCCAACTTAGCACCAGTACGGAAATCAAATTCATCAGCCGGATTGCATTTTGCTTCTGCTTTCTCGCCAGTGGACTTGTCCAGTGCAATCACTTTGTTGTCCTTGCGGTAGATGACTATGGTTTCATTCTGAGTTTTAACTAAATCAAGCGCATCTTCTGCGTGATTCCATCCGTGCCCTTCTTTGGCGAATCCATTGCAATCATGACCGCCTACAAATTCGTCAAACTCAACCGAGCAGTAATTATCCGTCAATAGTTCTTTGACTGTTCCGCATTTCCCCACAGTTCTTCTGTTGAGTGTAACAATATCCTTTTTTACTTTTACTCTGTCTCCAACCTTAAATTTATGTTTTTCCATGCTATTCTTCCTCGCTTTCCGGCTCATTAATAAATCCACTTGTAACTCCCTGATGCACTGTCACATCAGCTTTGTAAATCTCCTTGATGCTTCTAGGCATCACATGGAATGTCACATCCGTATCGGCAATCTTTCCTTTGAATTTCAAGGCTCCACGGTCTGAAAGTCCCAGGTATACACCCACGCAACACTTTTCATCAAAATTGAATATCACGGTGTCCCCGGCATTGATTGTTTCTCCGCTTGTTGTCAAAACGGAAATGACTGTCTCTTTCTTAATCTGCATTCTCCACATCCAAAAGTTCACCATTTTCCAATCTGTACCATGTATCCGGCTTCACTTTTTCACCGTCTACCCGAAACATCTTTGCACCGACAAATTCCCATGCTTTCTGCTCCGATCTGTCATATCTATCATTATCTTTGCTACCAATGTATTTCCACTCAGCAAGTACAATATGAGATCCAAGGACACCCATTGCTTTTCCCTTGTATCCCCATGCAACCGCAACGCTCTCTGGATCGTTGGCAGAGGATGCACCTTTGTAACCTGTGGCAGAGGATGCACCGCAGTAACCTGTGGCAGAGGATGCACCGTAGTCACCTGTGGCAGAGGATGCACCGTAGTCACCTGTGGCAGAGGATGCACCTTTGTCACCTGTGGCAGAGGATGCACCTTTGTAACCTGTGGCAGAGGATGCACCTTTGTCACCTGTGGCAGAGGATGCACCGCAGTAACCTGTGGCAGAGGATGCACCGCAGTTACCTGTGGCAGAGGATGCACCGCAGTTACCTGTGGCAGAGGATGCACCTTTGTAACCTGTAGCAGAGGATGCACCGTAGTCACCTGTGGCAGAGGATGCACCGTAGTCTTCATCACTTCCAGCTTCTTTTTTAACTCTACTCATGGTAAAATCAATGGCTGCCTTTACCAGTCCGGAAATATCCAATCTCGCACCAATCTTTATTTTTGTGGATACAACCTTGGAATCATCTTCACCTCTGTCAAATTCACCGCTCTGCTCCACTTCATGGTAAACAGATTCGTTCGGAGAATAATAACCAAGGCAATCCAGCGGATATTCGCAAGCGTGGAATCCACTGTGACAAGCATCTGCTGTCTCCTCTTCGTACTCCTTACCTTCTTCGTACTGAAATCCACGGCAAGTCATGTCTTTGTCGAATCCTTTGTAACCATTAATTACTTTTTCCATTCTTCACTTCCTCCACTTTCAAACTCGCATCATCACTTCTGCGGAACATAATCAACTGGCTGTCAATCTGCGGTATTCTCCATGAATCAAGGCTCTCGGTATCGTCAACCATAATAGGCAATTCCACCCCGCACCGCTTCTGAAACGCATTGCAAATGTCAATCTCCGTCAGAATCCTTGCTCCGTGGTTCATGTTCCGGCTGTAAGGCTCTCCACGGTATGTAAAGTCACAACATTCTTCCGTGTCACCATTCACAAGCGGTCTGAACATCCGAACAGTGCAGAAACAAAGGTACTTGTTCACATCAGATTCCAGCAGTTCATTCTTTTTCCGGCTAAACCTTTTCAGCAAATCAAGTTTTGCCTGCACATCTGTAATCTTCTGTGCAATATCTCTTCTCTCCTGTTCCAGTTCTGCGATCCGCTTATCAACACTCTCGTTAATGCTCACACTGTCCAGTTTCTTGTTTACCTGTTCAATGTCTGCCCTAATCTCTTCCTCTGTGCATTTCAGTTCAATTCTCATGCTCTGCATATCCGCATAGCGGTTCATGGCAAATTCTTTCTCGGCAATCTGTGACTGGATAGCCTTGTATTCATCAGTGCCGGATACATCAACCTTTGCAGGAATATCTTTCAACTGTTCTTCCAGCTTCATAATTTCCAAAGCCTTGGCATTTCTCTCTGTATTCAGTCCTTCCAAAATCACATTAACTTCGGAGATATTCTCACTCAACCGTTCGATTTCCTCTGCAAATTTCGTGCCGTTCTCTGTAATTTTGGTAAGTTCCTCTGCCTTATGTGCTTCAAATTCGGTTCGTAACTGTTCTTTCTTCTCTGCTGGATATTCCTGTCCGCAATAAGAACAAACAAGTGTGGATTCATCAAACATTCTGCTTTTTGCATTTTGCCAAAGTACTTTCTGCTCTTCTTTTTTCTTCTTGAAATCTTCAATATCTTCCTTCTGAATTTCAATAGTACGAACGGCATTATTGATTTTTCCGTCCAAAACGTGTGCATCTTCCTTGACAGCCGAAAGAAGTTCGTTCAGTTTTTCACGTTTCGTTGCATTAGCTTCATACGCTTCATGCTCCAAATCACCCAACTTAATTTTCAGTTCAAGGATTCCGTCTGAAAGATTGTCGTACTCTGTCATGCGCTTCTGATTGTCGTTCTGCTGCTCAATGTTATCAGTTAGCTTTTCCAACAGTGCATTCTTTTGTAATTCCAGTTCCGCAAGGTCAATATCTTCCCTACGCTTGCTAACCTCGTCAATCCTTGTCGGTATATCGTCCAGTTGATCCTGTAACCCTTTAGAGCCATTTCTTCCACTTGTGCCGTAAAGCTGTGTGTTGCAACGCTTTTTCAATTCATCAACCGTGCCGTCATGCAGTACAGATTTCAGAGGTGAAAACTCCGGATACATGTCGCAAATATCATCATTGCTGTGCTTTCCAAACGTTTCAGCCAGTATTGCTCTCTGCTCTGTACCGCCTTTAAGCAACAGTGTCATGGCATTGATGCAAAGAGAAAATCTATTCTTATCACAGGCACACTCTTCCAAAAAACTGTCAAAATCAGCCTGTTTTTTAGGAATGTCGTTGATAGAGTAGTCTGTCACATTTCCTGTGAACTCACCCTTTTTGTTGTAATTCTGTCGGCAAACCTTTTTCAGAACCTTTTCTTCTCCGTCTACTTCCACCGTAACCATTGCAGTAATGTCACCTTCAAGGTCGTTACCGTCTTTGTCATGCGGTCTGATTCCGCTAATCTCTTTGCCGTTCTCGTCACGGCAGCCAAAAATATACTGAATTGCTCTTTTGATTGTGGACTTTCCAGTTTCATTCGCTCCGGAAATCTCTGTCCGGTCGTAAATATCTGTGTCCAGTGTGTTAGAGCCATAGAATTTGCAGAAATTCTGCAAAAAGATGTGCTTAATCCTCATTTTTCCTATCCTCCCAAAGATATAAATACAGTGAATTAACAAACATATAGATTGAGACCGGCTTGTCTGTCTCGTTGATTTTCTTGTACAACTCCGTGGTTGTGTTAATATTGCCAACTACCCACTTAATAGCCTGATACACACTTTTTTCTTTTGTGCTGTGTTCCTCTCCGATAATACGGTAGATTTCAGAAAGTCTTCTGTTTCTGTTCTCAAACATCAGCGTCTCAACCTCGATGATGTACTGGAATCCCGGCAAGTACTGTTTCATCCCAAGTTCTACCAAGATTTTTCTGATTTTCCTTTCCATTTCCTCATTCCTCCGGCTTTCAATCTTCTGCTGCGTGAATCATATTATCATCTCCGATATACAAGATTCCTGCATCTAACAATCCTGCAATCAAAATCTCATTTGCACGGACGATGGGGATAATTTCTTTCTTCAACATGGAAATACTCCTTTCTTATCCATTTTTTCATTCCTGTTTCACGGTTCACCAGTCGGTAGTAAAATGATGTTTCACGGTCGATTTCCCACTCTTTAGGATTAAAGAAGAATCTTCCGATTACTCCTTTGACGGTAAACCGCCTTTTGGCACTCATACATCTTCCTCCGCAAGTTTGGCATACTTCCAAGTTGAAACATTATAGTATCCGTCAGCAGAATAAGATGTACAACCTCTGTCCCATGCAAAAACAATATTATTTTTGTATCTTGCGAAATGTCTTTTTTTCCACCATCCATCTTCTGAATCTCTTACAAGAATCTTTGTATCAACAGGCACTTTCGACCAGTTAACAGGCGGTTCAACATATTCCTGTTCTGCCCATTCCTTGAGTTTTTCTCTGCATCCGGGACTACAAAACATGCAATCATCGCAGTCAATTTCATTGCAATCACACAGTCTTCCTTCCTTATCAACAGCTATTTCAATGTCATTTAAAGACATATCAATAATCTGTTCCGCATACTTCTCTCTGTTCGTCATTTTCCGTTCATCCTTTCCAGTTCTGCGCTCCTAGTTAATATCCAGTCTGCGTAGTCACTTAATTCTGTCTTTGTATCTGCGTTCTTCTCTCCGTGGTAAACCATAAGTACAATTCCTACATCACAGTACTTTTCAAATAATTCCGACAAGTAGTCTGCTCCCACATGGATATTGCCGTCCACGGAGTAGATGTCCGTCACTTCCAAACGCTCCATGCGGTCTTTATGCCATCTGTCAGAAATCTGCATCAGACCTTTGCAACCGCCACTTTCCACATCCGGTCTTCCAGAAGATTCTTTCTCGATCATTGCCATAAGCATTTCCGGGCAGATGCCGTATTCCTCACCGTACTTTACACACGATTCCTGCGCTTCCTCGGAGATAAAACTGCCGGTTGTCTGTGCCGTGGATGTAAATGTGATGGAGAGTGCTATTATAATAGGAAGAAACAGCTTTATTGTTGTTATAATCTTTAATATTCTTTTGTCTCTATATAACATAGAGTAGAATCACCCCCGTGAATATTCCTAATAACCAAAAGAAAACCATAAGGACAACCTCAACTATTTTTCTCATACGCAATACCTCATAGCATATCTCCTTACGATATTCTCAAAGATTACTCTCAGTCTTACATTGTCAAAAATAACCGCAATCTTTGTAGTTCCCTCTTTGATAGCTGTTTTCGTGTTGCCGGCATCTTCCATACGCTTGATTTTATTGCTCTGAAGCCTTGATAAAACACAATGTGCTTCGTTTTCCAGTTCACCGTACATCTGATTGTAAAGTGTCTGATAGTCGATACCGCTCTTTGCGGAAATATTGCGTACCTTTGCATTGATGTCTGCTTTCCAGTCTCCGATAGGCTCTGTGAAAATTTCTTTCATGTTGGTGACTGTACTTTCCAACTTCTGAACCTGTTCAGCTTGTTTCTTCTGTTCCAGTTCCTGTCGTGCCATGCTCTCAGCCAGTGACATAACCATTTGCATCTGTGGAGAAAGTTGCGACCGGTTGATTACTTCCTGCTTCGCTCTGTCCTCTATGGTGATAAAATACTGTCTTGCCTGTTCCGCTCTTTCGCCATTTCCTTTCATGGAAAGTTTCTTCGCAAAATGGGCAGTGAGTTTGTAATCAGTTGTCGGATTGGGGTTAAAATTCCGTTCTTCATCAATGACGAACGCCCAATAATCAACGTTTTCATCTGCGAACTCATTTTCTACAATGTTGGTTTTGCACCATCTTGAATAGTTACGGCTGTCCAGTTCCAAGAACTCATACAGCTTCTTTGCGGTAGTCATTCCGTTCTCATCTACACCCAACGCAATCTCAATAGGTGTTTTCATGTTTGATGTTTGTAATTCGTTCATTGTTCTCCTTTCTGTGGTATACTCTCCTATAAGGAGGTGATAATTTGGTATACAATGGTTTTTGCGATAAGCAAAACAAAATGTACTCTGTTGATTTTAGGCAAATATCTGTTGGCTCTTTGGAAGATATTAAACCCAAATTTGAAAATGGAAGATTAGACTGCAAATATGCTGGTCTCACTGGTTGCTGCAACAACCCAAGGCAATGCTCCATACTTCAAAATATCAACAGATGATGGAATGGCTCTCTGAAATATGGGAGCCTATTCTTTTTTAAAGTTAATGCTTTCTATTTCTCCTAACCCCTCCTGCATAATCCGCAACACTTTCATATCCGTTGCAAGATTAAGTGCATTAAGGTCAAGTGTCAGAGTAGGAATATCATCCCCAACCCCTTGCTTTAGTGTGAAACTTCTCACACCGTTAATTTTGTGACCGTCAATTAGGACTTCCGTAAAAACTCCCTCTTCACCGTCACACTGGTGAATCTCAATTTTTGATGCTTTCACTCTTATCACCTCTCTCGGCAGATTCCTCTGCCATTTTTTCTTTTTCACTCATTCAATTAACTCCCTATTTGTGGTATACTCTCCTTATTCTGATATAAGGAGGTGAATTACATTGGATTCCAAAGAATACGCATCCGCTTACGCTATTGCTAAAATTTGTGGATATACCGGAAGTTTTGATGATTTTAAGAACCTGTACGACCAATACTATTCCGAAATCATCATGTCTTTACCGGATCCAGTTTTAGACAAGGTAGAAGCCATCCCGAATCCATTTCGGATGAAGCGTTAATTTTTGATTGCTTTTAACGCTTCGGTGAGAGAATTGAGTATTTTACATTCGCTTTGTATTAGCTCAATTTTCTCGCCATCTGCCACATCGTTGGCAATTCCTAAAGCTATTAGCTCAACAAATTCTTGTAATGTTCTATGTGATTTGTCTTCTACCATGCAATACGGTTTTTTCATTATTTCATTCGCCTTCCTTTCTTAATGTGATATAAACTATCACAATATGATAGTTTTAACGTAAAAAAACTTCTATTTTCTCATTGTCGGTCATTCCAAGAAAGTTTCCAAGATCTTCACATTCAATAACAGTAAATGCAACCCTGCCGTTAATCTTTGAATTGAAGGCGGCTACACTCTTTCCGATTGCATTAGCGCACTGATTGTAATTCTTTTCACGCTCTCTGATAATGCCTTTAAGTTTTTGTGTATTCATTCAATACCTCCTTTCTTTCACTCCATGATAGGATAATATCACGTCATGATAGTTTTGTCAATCACGGTGTGAAAGTTTTTCTTAAAAAATATTTACAAATCTTTCATGCTGTGATAGAATTATAATGTCATTAAAGTTGCGGCAAGAAAGGTGGTGAAAATATGGGTAGCCAATTTTGTGACAGAGTAGCAAACAATATAAAGAAGTATCGAAAAGAAAAAGATATGACTATTAAAGATGTTGCATATCGTGTCGGTATTACAGAAGCAACAATGCAAAAGTACGAAGCAGGAAATATTAAAAAGATTGACATAGAAATGCTTAAGAAAATTGCAGATGCTTTATGTGTTCGCCCCGAGAACCTTACTGAATGGGATAAGGGAGAATACAAAAAACAGCACGAAGAAAATCAAGGAGAACGTTATGCGCATCTCATAAGGAAGTACAACCAACTGTCTGACGGACATAAGCAAGCTGTACTTTCCTTAATTGATAGCCTTATCGAATGTCAGGAATCAATTAAGATAAACTCCTAGAATGAAATCTTTGATTTCTTGACACTCACAAACTGGGAGGACTTCAAGTATTGAATTTATTTCAATCAGAAGTTCTCCTTTTTCTTTTTCCTTTTGATTTCTTTCTCCCATAGTACACCCCCTAATCTTTCCGCACTTGGTAGCGATACATCACATTATAGAACATATGTTCTTAACAATCAATATATTTGACGCACGTTTTTTATTGTTGTAAAATATCAACAAAAGAGGACGGTGAAAACGCCAATAAACACCGCCCTCGCCAGAACTTGATGTCCCTTGAAACAAGGGATGTTACAAGTGTATCATATGAAAGGGGGATAAAAAACATGATGAAAAAAGACCGAATCAAAGAAATATCGACACATCTATCAGTCAACCGTGTAAATTATATGTTAAGTTTTCGTGGAAATCTACACGAATTTCTCAATGAACCGGACATGACGGTTTACAAGCTTGCTGATGAAGCTAATTTGCCTTATTCTACGCTTAATTCACTACTATACGGTAATTCTAACGACACGAAGCTATCGACCGCTGTTGCGCTTGCTAGAGCCTTTGGAATCAGTGTAGACGAACTGGTAGGTTGCGGCACTATGGAAGATAAGATGTTGGAATCTGTCAAGATATGCCGAAGTCTGCCGGAGCACTCTCTGTACCTTATCCGTTACTTCATACGTCACCAAGCTAAAATCTATTCCAGTCTTGAAAAATCGCACAAGTATATTTCTGTTCTTAATCCACAACTTATGAATGGAATTATCGCAACCACAAATGCTGTGGAACCCATGTGCATAGACAGTTTGCCGGAAGACATAAAATCCAAGGCTTATATCGGTGTGAAAATTCCGTGCGACTACTATATGCCGTTTTATCTGCCTGGGGAAATTATTCTCCTTGCAGCGGATCGTGAGCCGCAAGACGGTGAACGATGTATTGTGACCAGTAATGGTGGGATATATATTGTCGTGAAAACACATATAATTGAAGACGGTGTAAGAAAATGGAGATATGTTCCGCTCATGTCTCCGAATAGTATACTTCCGGAGCACATAATTGATGACATGATAGGATATGTGGTTGGTTTCGTCAACAATGACGGTGACTGGGGAATCAGATAAAGAGATTAAGAGCATGGCTTTTACACCATGCTCTTTTTGATTGATTTATTTTTTTCTAATCTCCGCCCATCGGCTATCACTCCTTCTGTAAATGGCAAGTTAATGACTCCAGATTATAAATCAGCTGTAAATATACAGAGTAATTACCTGTGCCAGACAAATGGTTATGTAATAGGCACTATACAGGGTGCAATAAATGGGTGGGCATCTGTTCGATCAGGCAAACAACCCAATTATTTTCTGGCATTGTGTACAACGGCAGATACGCCTACAGCTGTATGTATACCATTTTCCGCAGGTGATAGTGTAATATTTGGTACAACTGGAACATATAATCTCGCATTTGCATCCATTAATCTGTAATGAATGCACCACTAAAAATACACATTTTAGTATTGTTTTGCGTGATTTCTTGTCTTATGTTTCCACCTAGGTCGATTGTGATTGATCCAGAAATCCAAGATGATCCATCGTACACTTGACCAAAAATGGATATCCACGTAGTAGATGGTATATAACCTTCTGGCAGAGTACATATAACAGTACCATATGGTATATCGCAATCTGTTAGCCTAAAAGATATAGTTACTACTTTCCCGTATTTTCGCAACTGAGAATATGTCAATGACCCATTAATTGGATTTAACCGTGCGCTAGCATCTTGTACTGCTAACTTGCCATTTACATCACTAATCGCACCTGTGACAGTTCCGTCACCGATTGATGAAATATTAGTATTGCCTATGAGAGAAATTAATGTTTTGATGTTCTTTATCGCAAGGCTAACCTTGCCGATAATTCCACCAAGTTTCTCTCCTGTGGTCGGCTGTGCCAGTTCTGTAGGCTCGGTGAATGTTACGGTTGTGTTGGAAGCGTCACCCGTCTTTTTGAGATAATCGGTCAAGTCAATGTTGGCTAATTTTTGGTCGGTAGTGGTCTTGTCGTAGTAATTCACAAGATTATCAACATCTTTTTTGATATATCCAGCGTCATTCTCTAATTCACTAACCTTTGTAGGTATACCTCCTGTTTGCTGTTTTGCCTGTTCCATATAATACTTTGCGTTATCGGTATCTTCTCCTTCTCTTGTTCCGGTTCCACCTATGGCATAAGATTTAGCCAATACAGATTTTGCATTTGCGGATTGCGCATAAGCAGATGCATTTGCGGATTCTACTCTAATATCTGCTAAATAATTAGGCTGTAGCATAGCATCTGTTACTGATCCTGTTTTGATTGAAAAAGAATAAGTCTTATTCTTTCCAGTACCAGTCACGGATACAGCTATGGTTGCAGAATCTTCAAATGTCAACACCGGAATCATAGAACCAATATCAGCTGTAAACTGTGTTCCATCTTCTGTAGTCATGGTAATGATTCCGTCATCAGACATGGAAAATTCGACAGGTATTTTTTCAATATTAAGGTCAAAAATTACTTTTTCACCATTGTACTTTGTAATAGTAATAACACCGGTTGTTTCATCCATAGTCCAATCAGCAATATTTCCGTTTATTGCAGACTTGTCTACTTTTAAGGCATCCTGTAATATGATACGGTTGTCCAACGCATCAATGGCAGAATCCATTTTATTAAGATTTATTTCATCAATGTCTGTGTTTTCACTGGGGTAATCTTCCCAGTTAATTCTGGTATAAACCTTATTCAACGCCATCTGCAGATACCTCGCTTTCCTCTTTCATAATCTGCATATCTGATAACTGTTTAGTCTCCGAATACACTTCATACAGTACAAGCCTTTTCACCTCGATAGGCAACGGTGTTTGATTTAATACTGTCACAAGGTTGCTTTTTAATTTCTTAATCTCAAAGTTTGCTGCCATATCAATTCTCCCTTACATAGATTTCTTTTCCTTGCTCTTCTGCATATGCATACAGATTTTTGCACAGTTCAGATACCTCATATCCGCTCTGTGCAACCACTGTATCCGACATGTCAATAAGTTGCTTCATAAACTCTTCAAAACCATCGCCATCTTCCGTGCTAAAAAATGTGGCATTGATTTCCGTAAACGTGGAAATTCCAATGGTAAAAGCTATATATTGCTGAATTTCTTGCCTTTCTTCCATTACTTCTTTCATTGTTTTTCCAATAATCGTTTGAAGAATAAATATTTTTTTTACCATAATAAATCTCCTACGTCATAAGTGTGACAATTCCAGATGTTGCAGTGAGCAAACCTCCAAGTGATGAAACTCCTGTAATAAAATTAACATTATGTCCAGGATAATCAGCAACATTGGCTGTTTGTGTTACCAAAGATACATCTGATACGGTTCCATTTATATAATTTTTTGTGACACTTAATGTGGCACTTGTCAGTACTGTCTTACTGCCTAATATTTGAGAAGTTGTTGATATGTTTTTTACATATTGTGAATCATATGTTGCTCCATTTCCTACCACTAAAATTCCGCTTACACTTACCATTGAAGCATCAATAGTAAGATATTGTCCCAATCCTTTTATAGATCCTGTGCTTTGCAATAGTTCGTTATAAAATTTAATTTCACCTGATGATACTTCTGTGTAACTTCCGTCTTCCCCTATAGACTTAAAACTACCAGTCATTACTGCGTTTTTAGCTGTTATAGTTCCATCTGCTGATATGCTACAGTTATCTGCTTCCAATACAAAACGGTTTCCAGAAATACTTACCTGTCCACTTTCAACACTTAACTGAGAACTGACATCACCTTTTGATACTTTTAATTTGATTTGTTCTGTCTGCAAAGATATTGCCGCTGCCAATTCTACTTCTGTATCTGTTGCCCTTTTCGCTTCTGCTTCAATTTTTCCTGCATTTTGCGTAATTTTCGTATCCAATCCGCTCTCTACATCCTTGATCTCAGACCGGGTCTCTTCTACATTCCGTTCTAGTTCATTAGTCTTTCCACGGAGTTGAATTATACTTTTGTTAATTCCATTTACCTGTTCACTGTACTTTGGAGATTTTCCGCTTGCTGATATGGTGTCTTTCGGTTGTTGGATTCCTTTGTATGTTCTACTCAACACATAGCTTTCTATGATTTCTTTAGCCGTATATACATTGACTGCTTCTCCAAGGCTCAAACAAGGATTTCCTATTTTTTCACAGTTATAAGGTCTATATTTTACAACTTTAATAACCTCATACAGATTTCTTGCAACCGTTTCTAGGGCATCTGCACCCATTCCATAAACAAGGAAATTATCTTGCAGAATATAACTGTTGTCGTTCTCGGTAATCTCTGTATCCGGGTAAACTGCACCAATATCATTTTCTGATTGTCTTATCTGCACTTTTGTAACTTTTTGGCAGACAAAATCTTCATATTTAACAGTTTTGTATTTTCCACCAGTAACCTTTTCTTTTTCAGAACCTTTTCTAGGGTATAATCCTTTCTGTGGATATAATCCTTTCTGTGGATATAAACCGGATATTATTTCTTTAAGGAAAACATATTCAAATTTTCCATCATGGTTAATGTGGCCAAAGCATCCATTTATTGAGCAGATTGCTTCCATGACCGTCTGGCCAGAAAGTTCGCTTGGTTTTATTGTTTCTGCCACTTCCATGCTGTCATTAGGTAATGTGGTTGCTACTTGTTCAACACCAAAATATGAAAAAAAACTGTCTCTGAACTGCTTTAAGGTCAGAGGAAATTTCAACCCGTTATACCAGGAAGATACTTCTGATTCTCCAATATCGTATATAACGTCATATGCCGTCACATTTCTGTAACGCTTATCATCTGTTGGTTTATCGGAAATGACACGGTATTTTCCGAAAACAAACGGTGTGTCAGTATGTCCATTAATCACAGCAGAAACATTTATCTGTTTCCCAATCATGCTTGTGAACACGTTGGAAATTTTGAATTTTAACTGTGATGCATTGCACTGTCCAAAGGTAAGGTAATCATCATCACATAGTATTTCTTTTAATTCAAACTGTTCAAAATGGATTTCGCTGTTGGTGATTTTTACAGACTTGTCCTCTGTTTCAATCGTGATTTCCTTTTTTGATGCGCTTTTATCAAACAAATCCGCATAGGTATAGTTACTCATTCGCTACACCTCCGACAAATGAAAATTCTATCTGATTGTATTTAATCTCTCCGTCATAAGTTCCATAGATTGTAGGCTTTATATCAGCCATATATCCATATTGTGTGACATATTGACCTAAAAATGGAATGTATGCCGTGATATTACATCCCTGTTCCGTTGCATCAATAAAGTTTCTTCGTATCCCGGACAGTAACTCTTGCAAATCGTCATCCGTCAGCATCGCAGGCGTTGAAAAATCAACACTTAATGCTTTTAGCTCCACAGCATTTCTATGTACGTATCCATTTGCATCAGTCCACGGGTCTACATCTTGCATATTTACAGCTGGCTGATAACTTTCAGCGGCTATAAATCTTGACTGGTCAATAACGTAATCTCCAATTTTTAAAAGCCATCCTTGATATGCTGACATACGCTCACCGCCTTATTGCATAAAAATAGACAGCACCCATTCAGAGTGCTGTCTGTGTTAAAATACATATACATTCTTGTGTTTTTGGTTAAATTGCTCTTGACCGTATTGTCTTGCTGCAATTCCAATTTGATCGGTTGTTATTCCAAACTCTTTTTCAAGGATTCCTTGCAGTAGCTGATTATTCTGTTTCAGAAGTGCAATTTCCTGTTGTGCCGTGGAATTAATAGCATCTTTGATTCCAGTGATTTCAACTCCACCGGCAACCGCTGTTTTTCCACCTACTGTTCCGGCAATCTCCGGTATACCGTTCTCTCCTGCCATGAACATTGTGTATCGACTTGGCACGTAACCACCTTTTTCAAATGTAGGTATTCTTCCAACACTAATGTGTTGTATATTATTCGGAACTGCGTCACCAATTTTAGGTATTAACCTTGCTGCAGACATCAAACCATTAATAAGGTCTATGGCATTGTTTATCATGGTTTCTATTCCACTTATTACAAGGTTCAAAGGAGCTATTGCAACATTAACTGCTGTTTTAAATGCTGTTCTAAACGCCGTTGGAATGTTTTCAAGCAATTTATTCCATTTTGTTAGTCCAAACTGCTCTGAAATTTTTTTCCACCAACTTGAAAATCCTGTTTGGTTCCACCATGTTGTAAAAGAAGTCCATTTTTCAGAAAGTGATGACTCTATAGTTTGACCCATTCCTTGCCACTTTTCCTTTGTGAACCAAGGAGATACATTTTCATTAAACCAGTTTCCAACAAGTGGTGCTATATTGATAAGTGCAGATGACAGACCAAAAGTATCTGACATATCTACTTTTGTATTTTTTATTTTATCAATTAGCCAATCAATTTTATCTCCAAAATCATCAAGAGTGCTATGTTTTGGAAGCAACATTGTTCCTGTCAAGAATCTATACAAATCATTATCTGTTATATCTTTGTATAAATCATCCCACGCAGTTTTTAATGTGGTAAAATCAGTATTTTTTAATGTATCAAAAAAACCATTTTCACCAAACCACGTAAAATTGTCGTAGTACTCTGCGTCTTCTGGGAACAATGCTTTCCCTAAAGATTTTCCTACATTAAATCCAATCTCCCAAGTAACAGCAGCTATTGCAATTGTCGGAACTATTCCTATACTTGATCCTAGTACTTTGGCTGATAACTTGTCCGATATTTTTCCCCATATGATATCTCCAACACCAGTAAACTTTAAAAGACCTATTGCTGTGATAATCGTGGTTTCAATCGGTGCAGCATCAAAACTTCCTTTCCACAAATCGATAGCCGCATCTATGGCAGTCTCTATGAAGTTTCCGGCAGATGTAAACACAGCAGTCCAGTCAATACCAGCAAGAAACTGTCCTATGTTTTGCCCAATCTGATACCAATCTACAGATGCAATAGCATCGGACATCCAGTTAAATATTCCTGTGACAATACCGGATAAATCTTGTCCTGCTTCGAAGAAATCACCATTGAATAAATCTTTGAACAACTTTTTCACAGGTTCAAAAAGTTTTTCTATCTTATCAGCCCAGCCCATAGCTGTATTCTGCATCTTGTCGAATGCTTCCTGCCATACTTTTTCGTACTCAGCAGTAGCATCCATGATTTCTTTGGTAAGGTCAATTCCTGCTCCACCAGCACCACTTCCGGAACCGCTGGATTTTGGTGTGGAAATAACTTTCAATTTATCAAATGCTCTGATTCCGCTTTGAGCATTTTTTGCGCTTGTTCCCACTTTATCCAGTGCATCTGCCGTATCTTCCAAATCCTCATTGTACCCGGATACACCTTGACCGAATGACGAAAAGTCAATCTTGATTCCCAGTAAATTTGCCACACTGACAAGCAGTCTCTTAATCGCAATTACGACACCGTTAATGACAGGAAGTACTTTCTGCAATACCGGAATAAACAACTGCCCCAGTACCATGCCGGCTTCTTTTACGTTGTTTGTAAACTGACGGATCATATTACTTGGAGAATTGATTGTATTCGCCAAGTCTCCCCATGATACTTTGGACTGGTCTAATATTGCCAGTAGACGCAACTGTTGTTTTTCTGCTTGTGACATTTCAGATACAGCCTTTTCAATGCCGTATTTGTAAGCATAAGTCTGCAGTGTGGCATTTGTGATATCAATACCATACTTATACAGTGCTCTTGACTGACCGATCAAACCGGACTGTAAGTTTGTTGCGACTGTACTGAAATCCACGTTAAACAGAGATGAAATGTCCCCGGCAAGCATTGTCATGGACTTTGAAATTGCCGTAGTGACTTCTCCGGTCTGCCCTAAAGAGTTGGTAATAGATGCAAGCTGTGAAGCGTACTGCGTAATCTCCTGTAAATTCAGTCCCAGGTTCTTCATTCCGCTTTCAGAAATCAATCCACCGTCTACATCTACTTTCAGACCGGACATTTTACCAAGCAGTTCATTTACACGGTTTCCGAAACTCTGCGCATAATCCTCTGCGTTGTCGTAACCGAATTTTTCAAAATCCTTGCCCCATTCCTTGCCGACTTTGTTAAATGCTACTGTGTAGTAGTTAAATGCTTCGATATAGTCCGTAGTTCCCTCTATGGACTTCCACAGACTTTTAATTCCACGTATCACAAGAAAATATGTTGCGTAGAATCTGCCGAAAGCCGCAGCAAGGCTGAATGTGCTCTTTGTGGCTTTTTTTGCGCTTGCCGTATAGGTGTTCAGATTCCGTCCTAAAGAGTTTGCGGCTCTTCCGGATGCTGCACCGGTAGATGCCAGTCCTGCCAGTGCATTTGTCATGCGGATAATGTTCTCACTGACATTCGGAGCGGTTGAAAGAGTTGTAAATAACTGCTTCAAATTCTTTGCCAGTAAAGGAATGTTCGTGATTGCTCTGCCGGATGCCACACCACCAAGTCTTGAAATCGAAGATGCTATGCTCGCAATATCCCCTACTCCATCTACTTTTGTTCCTGCCATGTCAGCAGAAAAAGTCTTCAGTGCAGATGAAATTCTGCTTAATCCGCTTGTATCTATTTTCCCCATTCTGTTAATGGAATTTGTCAATGTGGAGATATTCTTAATACCGCTCGTATTCATGGAACTGGCGGCATTTGCGATACTCTGTATGCTATTAGAAATGCTTGTCAGTTTGGATGTATCAATGGACAAGCTTCTCTGAAAATTCGTAAGGCTCGATGCAAGTTTGTTCAGTGCACTACTGGCTTTGTTCGCATCCGCACTTATTTTTATTTGAAGATCATCAATATCAATATCTGCCATACCGCACCGCCTTTACCGCAATAAAAAAAGGAAGTGTCTGCCACTTCCAAGAAAAAGAGCGGTAAGCTGTGACACCTACCGCTCCTAAAATCATTTCTTAAGATATTCTCTCGTAACCGCACCGCACTTGCAATCAACCGTGATTCCGACTTTCTTTTGGAATACTCCGATTGCCGTTGCTGTGTCTTTGCCTAAAATTCCGTCAATGTTGCTCTTTCCCTTTGCATTCACCGCAGATAAGCAACCATGATGAATAAGTGCAAATTGCAACCACCGCACATCATCACCTCTCATGCAAGGAACTGTTTTCTTCAACAGTCTTGTCGGTTCTGCGTAATGGTTGCTGTACGCTTTCTTATTGCCCTGTACGGCTTCTAATTCCTTGTACCATACATTCATGTCCACATTTCCTGCAATGCCGCCTACACGCCCTTTAGAAGTATACTGCCAGCCTACCATGTTCGGTACTTGCGGTTGATACTTCACATCACACTTTCCGTTATTCTTTCCGTACCGTGCAATCCACATGGGATAACTCACACCGTCATAAGGCTTAATGTATGTCTTGTAAAAGCTTTCCCCAGTGTATACACCGAATGGCAATCCTGCGTCTGTGATGACCTTGCCGTAAGCATTGATAATGGAAATAATATTTTTGCCAAGACCTTTCATAACAGCATCTTCAACATCAAGATATACTGTCACTTTTCTGCCATTAAGAATAGTAAGCACTCTTCTTGCATCAGATCGTGATTTTGCAACCGTTGTAATATATCCGTATTCATATACTCCGTGCACATGGACATTGTGCTCTTTACAACCTTTCCAGTTCTCTTCAAACTTCTTGTCCGGGTTCAAATCCTTACGGATGACTTTCAGAATAGCAAAATCAATACCGTTCTGTTTTACCGCCCACCAATTAATTGTCCCCTGGTATGCGGACACATCAATTCCTGTTAAACTCATGTTTGTTTCTCCTTAATCCGGACTTTCCGGTAATCCTTGTTCTCTTAATGCTTTAATTCTTTGTTTCATTTCCCATATTGCAATTTCTTCATTAGATTCCTTATAAGCCGGTTCTTTTTTTCTTTCTTTCATGATCGGATTTTTGATATACTCTGACTTTGCATTTTTACTAAAGCAATTGTCTATTGCTACACCAAATGCAGATATACCATAATTTCCAAACCAAGACCACATCTCTGTGTCTCTCTGCTTTATTTCTAACTTGTATGCTTCTGCATAAGGTTCTAAATCCGCAGGGCAGGAAGAATCTATATCTTTTACTGTAAATCCGTATCCTTTTGTGCATAAAAGCCACATAGGACGTACTTCTTTACAGTATATTTCCCATGTTAGTTCTCTGACTTCTTCTGTGCTTTCTTGGGGTTCTTCTCCTGCTCCTGTTTCAGGAGCTTCGCTAAAAAACCGTTTTCAAGTAACTCTCCTTGCACATCAGCAAACAACTTCTGAATGTCAGATTCGTCAGAATCGAAATAATCATCAAGCATGGAATAAACCTCGCTTAACTTTGCTTCTTTCTGCTCTTTGCTGTAAGGGTCAAACCCGTATTCATCAGAGTGGTATTTCTGTAAACCGACAAGAATCAGTTCCGGCAGTAACATGAGAATGTTATTCACGGATTCAATGCCGTCTTCCTGCTTTTCAATGTTTGCCAGTTTCTTGATAATGTTGTTTTTTACGGTTGCTTCGTAACCGAATTTAATGTTCAGTTCCTTTTCTCCAAATTTTACTGTCAGCATATTTTATCCTTTCCCCAACATTTTGTTGGAAAGGAGCCGCCCGAAGACGGCTCTCTTTTGCTTAAATCAATGTTTCGTCTACCGTTTCATCATTGTCAGCCACGGCAGTGTTATTTGTTTCTGACTGACTTTCTATTTTTTTGTCAGTGTAATTGCTGTAGGATAACCGTTTTCGTCTTCGGTTACTGCAACAGTGTAATTATCTTCAATCCACTTCGGTACAGTAGCCTGTGCAATCGTAGCAGTTCCGGTCAGATGATCGTCTGTTGCTTCGTCCGGTGCAAAACTTTCCTGACCGATAAATGCGCAAATACCCTCTGAACCTTTTCCGTCAGTTCCATACAGGATGATAAAATCGAGTTTCTTTCCCTCGTTTGTTACCATTTCATCCTTGTACTTTTTCTCAAATGCTCCTTGCACTTCCATACTGTTAGCGGCTCTACGACCCATTTCCTGCGTCTCTACCAAATCTTCCAGTGTAGAAGTATCCACCATGTTCTGACTTCCGAACGGTGAAGGAATACTTTTTGCTCTCATAAGCAATTTGTACGTTCCTGCCCAGTACTCACCAGTAGCGGCACTAGAACTAGGCTCTTTATAGGCAATTCTTGATTTTAAACCAGTAGCCATATTTACCTCCAATTTTGCATAAAAAATAGAGCCTTTCGGCTCTGTCAATAGTTACAATATATCGTCAGCATCTACGTTTCTTTTGAAACGTGCAGTGCTTCTGTATGTGTCCTGCGAAGTATTATTGAACTCAGGCATGGAAGTTATTTGAAATCGCAGACGTTTGAAAAGTCCAGCAACCGTAGCCATGATAGCTTCAGCTTCTTCCTGACTTTTGTTGGTTATCACATCCACCTGGTATGATGCTGTGATTCCATTGATAGACCGTCCTTCAAGGTCTTGTCCTGTCTCTGTAA